ACAAGGGGGTATATTCTCTCAGATGATAGCTAAAGCACGTGCTAAAAAAGAAGCTAAAAGAGCCGCAGCAGAAAGACGAAAGGCTATGCCTAAAAATATTGATAAGCTTAATAAAAGAGTTACTAGTTTAGAAAATGAAGTACGCGGTGGTGGAGGTGGTGAATCTTCAAACGCTGCGGTTTCTACGGTAGCAGGCTCAGTGGCAGACTCTATTGGTGTTTCAGGTGGATCTGAAATAGCAGCTTCTAATGTTACACCTGATGACAACTCTGTTGATATAGAAGCTCCAGTCACATTTTCAGCTCCAGCTCAACAAGCAGCAGGTGATATGTATGGAAATAATTTTGCAAGAATGGCTGCTGTCGGTGCAGCAAAAATGATAAAAAACAAAAAAATATAATCATGGATCATAAAAGTAAATCAATTATCGGTAAACCTGAATTAACAGGTCAAGTTGGAGAAAATGCAGTATGGAGCGGACCATTAAACATGGACAGTTTTCCAAAAGGTATGGGCAACTCAAGAGGTATAACAGGTATGAAACTAAATCATGCAGGTGTTCCTTATAAACCACTAAACGCAGTTCTTTGCGCACAAGGTAAAGAATAATAAAAAATAATTAAAATGGCACAAAATCAACCAGTAAAAGCAATTGATGTACGCGTTAGCGATACTATTAATATACCTGAACCAGGTAGTGTTTTAGGCGGGTCTAGTTCTACAACCGGTACAACTTTAACAGATGCATCAGCTACGTTCTTAACTGATGGAATAGCGGGTGGAGATGTAATGTATTGCGGTATAAATGAAATACACGAAATAATTTCTGTAGACGATGAACAAACTATAACATTAAAAACATCAGCTATCCCTTTAGCACCTTATGATTACAAAATATATAAAGGTAATGGTGGTGAATTAAAAGCAGGTAATAATGGTTACAGCTTGTTTGTAGGTAACGCAGGAGATATAGCTGTACTACCAGTTGGCTCAGGTCAAGATGAGGTTGTACTTCAAAACGTAGCTGATAATTCATACGTTCCTTTACAAGTTCAGAGAGTTCTTGCTACGGGTACAACAGCTACAGGTATTTTAGCTTTAGAATAATGGCACCAACTATATTAGGAGTAGCAAATGCAATACTCGCAGTACCTAATGAACCAGGTACAGGTGGAGCACCTATAACCAATTTCATAATTATGGAAAATGGGGTAGACTTTATGCTAGCAGAAAATAACGTAGACCTTATGGTCAGACAATAAAATAAACAAATGGCAAATATAAAATTTTCACAATTCTTAGCAGAAGCAGATATAGCTGACTTCGATGCAGTGGTAGGTTACGAAGGTGTAAATAACGTAAGAATATCACCTGCTGATTTAGCAACTAGTTTAACTAATTTACAAGGTGGTCCTTTTTTACCTTTAACAGCTGGAGCAACCAAAGCCTTAACAGGTGATTTAAACTTATCGGCAACAACTCCAGGGACTACATCAGGTAGTCAAGCTGTAGTATTTAACGGTGTAGATGATAATAATAACCCAGTTGTTAGTGCTGAAATATTTACATTAGACAGTAATATTGCACCTAGTGGACAAGATTTAGTTTTTAATAATGCTGATGATGCTGGGGCTCTTCAAACAAATTTATATATTAGTGCTTTTGGTCAAGTTGGTATTGGTACCTTTACACCATTATCTCCTCCTAATTTTGGTTTAGATGTTAGTGGTGATGCTAATTTTGGTGGTGCAGTTGGATTTAGTGACACAGCTACTTTTGCCAAGGAAATTATAGATAAAGATGGTACTTCAGGTAATGTAGGTTTTGTATTAAAATCAGCTACAGGTGGTGTATCATGGAAACCTCAACAACCTGGTTGTCAATTAAAAATTTCTGGTGGTGTAGGTTTAAGCAACACGACAAACGGTGTTGACTTTGAGGTACAATACAACTCTACTGTCGTTAATGATGATGTAACAATTTTTAACCCTCAACTAGTAGGTAGTGGAGGTGCTAATATAGGTATAGAAGTTTTAGTATCTGGAAGATATGAATTTTTTGCTAGATATTCTAGTTTTGATATACTTCAACCAGCTTTACCAACTGTTGATGGTACTAAATTTTTAAGAATTATAGCGGCTGTAAATGGAGTTAAACAATGTATTCTTCAAGACTTAATTGTACCTACCGCTTTAAATGGTGAAGCAAACGCAACAGGTGGTGGTTTTATGGATTTAAACGCTGGTGATATTTTTGGTATAATAGGATTCCACACAGGAGCAACAGGAGGAGGGGGTACAGGCTTTCCAGTAAATAATAACGCATTATTCAATGAGCCAATGCTTTGGCTAGTAAAAATAGATTAAAATGGCAGTAAACGAACAAGGACATTACGGAAAATATTCCGGTAATTCAAGACATTCATATAATCACGCTCACACTAGAGTGACAAAAGCAAATTATAAAGACGCAGTTAAAGATGATGCTGCTCATATAGATTATCTTAAAAGAGATGTATTATATGATGATCATCATGGACATAGTGATATTGATATGACAGCTGATGAAAAACACATATCAAAATTAGCTGGTGATATGAAATACGACAAAGAGCATCATGGTGCTGCTAAACATCATGGACCTGGTAAACTAGAAGATTTAGATGGTAGCGGAGATGTTACTAAAAAAGATTTTTTAATAGGCGCAGGTGTTTTAAAACCAGATGGATCTAAAGCTGACGGACCAGCTAGACACTGTATAAAATAAACAGAGTAAACTGAAAATCATAAAATTAATTAATAACAAATAAACAAAAAAACAAAATGGCAAAATTTATCGCAATAGAGGTTAGCAATAACGCTAGCGCTCTTTTAAACGGAGAACATTTAGTACAAGCAGGGCAGGTTACTGCTATTATCCAGACTGCAGCTCAAACTGTAGATATTGTATTAAGTAACGCTACTTCTGCTCACAAGCAAGTAGAATTAACTGCTAAAGTAGCTGATGCTGCTGGAGTAATCCAAGACAACCCAAACTATGCAGGAAACGAATTGGAGCAAGCTATTAATTACGCGTTAACTGGAAATCCAGGCGGAGTAAAAGCTAAAGTATTTCCATTAAAAGATGACGATGGTAAAAAAGTATATATTACTGATATACAATACTCATAATAGCAAGTTATGAAACCAAGGGGATTAGGAGACACTATAGCTGGTTTTACCAAGCGAACAGGAATTAAACATGTAGTTGATACTGTTTCTAAAGGTCTTAACATCCCCTGTGGTTGTAACAATAGACAAGAGTGGTTTAACAATAAATTTCCTTATAAACAATGATTAAGTTAAAAGGTAATTTCAATATTAAACCTTATTATCCAACTAAGGTTATACCAGTTTATGAAAGAGATATGGCAGATGATCCTGCTGTAGGTAGAACTTTAAAAAATGGTGTAATTATAATGGATAAGGATTTGTCTCCTGCTATGCGTACAGAAACTCATTCCCATGAAGAAACTCATGTTAATCAAATGAAATATGATGGTTTTACTTGGGACGACGATAGTATATATTTTAAGGGAAAAAAATATCCAAAAAGATTGTTTTTAGAAGGCAAAGGCCCATGGGAGGGTCCTGCTTATAGAAATGAAATTAAAGCAACGTAAAAAAAATAATTAAAATGGCAAAAAAAGGTAAAGGCATGGACGGCTTTAGTTACAAGGTTCCTGCTAAAAAATTAGAAAAAATCCAAGATAGCTCAGCAAAAATGGGTTATAAGCAAAAGTTTGGTGAAGAAAGAATGTCACCTGGTAAAATGGGTGATATGACCGCAGCTAAAATGGCACATGGTGATGCTGCTGCTAAATATTACGGTGGACCTGGTAGATACATGAATGGCGCACCTAAATATGAAGGAGCTGCAAAAGACGATCCAGTAAGTGGATTTGGTGCGGCATATGCTGCTGCTAGAAAAGGTGGTAAAGAGACATTTGATTACGATGGTAAATCATATAGCACTCTTAGTAAAGAAGAAGCTGAAAGAGATCTTAGAGACTCAAATAAAACTATTTCAGAATTTAAAAATCCTAGCTCAAGAAATCAATTAGATGCATATGGTGTAGGAGATAAAGGTTATTCTTTTTATCCTTTAATGGGTTATGATAACCAGCAAATCGGTGAAAACGTGCAAGGTGTTATTGATAGACAAAGAAAAGCTGCACACGCTTTAGGTAAAGGTGAGGAAGCTACTGATTACAAAAATCCTTTTGCAGGATCATAGTGAAAAAAATATGGCAATGGCTAACCGGTAGCGTCATCAAAGAAGTTGGTGACGTTATCGATAAGCTTACTACTACCAAGGAAGAAAAGTTAGAAGCTCAAAGGCTTATAACTGAGATACTTGAGAAAGCTGATAAAGAAGCTCAAGAGCAAGTAACAGAAAGATGGAAAGCTGATATGTCCTCTGACAGTAAGTTATCTAAAAATATAAGACCTATGGTTTTAATATATCTAACTGTTATATTTACTGCTTGCGCTTTTTTTGACGGTAATATAGGTTCATTTAAAATTGCTGATGAATACATACCTATATTCCAAACTCTTTTAGTTACAGTGTATGGCGCCTATTTTGTAGGTCGTAGCTGGGAGAAAGCAAAGTCTATGCAAAAAAAATAAATCAAATAAAATAAAATCAAATCAAATGAAATATATCTTTTTAACAGCAATGTTAATGTTAAACACATTAGTATTTGCTCAAGACATCAATGTTAGTACTAGCAACTCTGTAGAGTTTCCAAACCCTGTTCCTACAAAATTATTATTAGAAGGAATGTGGGAGGCAGAGGAAACAAGTTATGTTTGTATAATAACAGTAAACGAATATAACAGTGAAGTTGAAACTATACACAATGTAAGCTTTGAAGAAGATCTAGTTTTATTAGAAACAATAACCAGTCAAGATGGCAATAAAGTTGTTACTAACTTACACAACAAGTTAAATGGTCACAAGGTTACATCTACTTACACTTTAGTAGATGATAATACTCTAGAAAGAGTTTTTAAAGGTGACTCTAACATGACAGTGTACTACACTAGAAACGATAAAAAATTAAAATATAATAAAAATTAAATTAAATAAAATGGCAGAATTAAATAAAATTACAGAAGAAGAGTTAAAAGAAGCACAAGCACAACAAAAAGAAATACAAGATCTTTTAACAAATATTGGTGTTTTAGAATCACAAAAACACAGCGCTCTTCATAGAATAGCTACTACAAACGAAGCTATAGAACAAACTAAAATAAAATTAGAGGAAAAATACGGTCGAATAAATATTAATTTACAAGACGGTACTTATACTTTATTAGAAGAAGAAAATGAGTAATGTTGTTAGAAAAATCAGTATAGGATCTGATTACAAAAATGATGCTATGCATTACTCTGTTGGACAAGAAGTATACGGTGGTCATGTGATTTCTCATATATTATTTGAAGATCATGATTCGTCATACAATATTTTTATTAAAAAAAACAATGAGGTATTGCCATGGAAGAAGTTTAATTCTAACATGGCTATATCTATTGAGTATGACCTGCAGTACTAATGAAAAGTATATATGACTTTATCGTAAAACCTCTCGGTGAAAGATATGCTAATAGTAAAAAAATTGGCGATACAGATTTAGTTTTAAATACTAAAATAGAAAACTGGAAGTTTGTAAATAGATTTGCAGAAGTTGTATCAACACCGTTAGCAATAGCAACCCCTGTAAGAACAGGTGATATCGTTGTGTTACATCAAAATGTTTTTAGACGTTTTTACAATATGAAAGGTAAGCAGGCAAACAGTAGATCGTATTTCAAAGATGATCTATATTTTGCCGCTGTTGAACAAGTTTATTTATATAAACGGAGTAAGTATTGGGAATCTTTAAACGATAGATGTTTTGTTATGCCTATTAAAAATACAAACACTCTAACAAACAAAAAAGAGGTTAGTAATGTTGGTATATTAAAAATAGGTAATAGCTTCTTAAAAGAGCTAGAAATAATACCAGGTGACTTAGTTACATTTAAAGCTGGGTCTGAATGGGAGTTTAATATAGACGAAGAGCGTTTATATTGTATGAAATCAAATGATATTTTATTAAAACATGGATATAAAGAAAACCAAGCAGAGTATAATCCACGCTGGGCAGAAAGCGGTCGATGAGTTAATAAAAGTAGCTAAAGAACCTATAGTAGATAGTGATGATGATATATCAGCAGACAGATTAAAAAATGCTGCAGCTACTAAGAAACTAGCTATATTTGACGCGTTTGAAATACTTCAACGCATACAAGAAGAAGAGAGTATGTTAAATGAAAAACCTAAAGTTAAAGAAGAAAGAACTTTTAAAGGTTTTGCTGAAGGAAGATCTAAGAAATAATGCATACTCAAAACCTTTATAAAGTATTAGATAACCACATTAAGCCTAATATTATAAAAAAAAATAATAGGTATAAAAAATGGGAGTACGGATATAACAAAGAATATGATATTGTTATAATAAGTAAAGATGGTACAATAGGTGAAATCTATGAAATACAAAATTTAAAAATAGCTTTACCTCAATCTAAAAATGTACACAAGTTTAAATCTAATACTTGGGAATACACCCCTATACCAGAGCAGTTAAAAAAAATAAAAACAATCTTTGATTGGGAACAATATCCTATTGAATTTAAGGAAACCTGGTATGACTACATTGATAAAGAATTTACTCGCAGAGACGAAGGCTTTTGGTTCTATAATAAAGATGTGGCTACTTACATTACTGGTACTCATTTTATGTACTTGCAGTGGTCCAAAATTGATGTTGGGAAACCAGATTATAGGGAAGCAAACAGATTATTCTTTATCTTTTGGGAAGCTTGCAAAGCAGATTCACGATCCTATGGGATGTGCTACCTTAAGAACAGACGTTCTGGATTTTCCTTTATGGCTTCAGGAGAGGTTGTTAATCTGGCAACCATATCAAGTGACTCTAGATATGGTATATTATCCAAGTCTGGGCCGGATGCTAAGACCATGTTCACAGATAAGGTTGTACCCATATCGGTTAATTACCCCTTCTTTTTCAAACCGATTCAGGACGGTATGGACAGACCCAAAACCGAACTTGCCTATCGTGTACCAGCGTCCAAGTTTACAAGAAGAAAAATACTTGCAAACGAACCGCAAGAAGAATTACAAGGTTTGGACACCACGATCGACTGGAAAAACACAGGTGACAACTCATACGACGGTGAGAAACTTAAATTACTCGTCCACGATGAGAGCGGTAAATGGGAAAGGCCGAACAACATCCTCAACAACTGGCGTGTTACGAAAACAACGTTAAGATTAGGTAGTAGAATTATAGGTAAATGCATGATGGGTTCTACTTGTAACTCATTAGAAAAAGGTGGCGACAACTTTAAAAAACTCTATTATGATTCAGATGTTACAAAAAGAAACCGCAACGGACAGACTCGTTCGGGACTCTATAGTTTGTTCATACCTATGGAATGGAACTACGAAGGATACATTGATTCTTATGGCTTACCTGTATTCGACACACCTGAAGAAGAAGTCAAGGGTCCTCATGGGCAAGACATAGAATTAGGTGTAATAGATTACTGGCAAAATGAAGTTGATGGCTTAAAAGGCGATCAAGATGCTTTAAACGAATTTTATCGTCAATTTCCTAGAACTGAAGAACATGCTTTCAGAGATGAAGCTAAACAATCATTGTTTAACTTAACAAAAATTTACGAGCAAATAGATTATAACGGTGATTTAAGACATAGCTCGTTAATAACAAAAGGAAGTTTCCAGTGGCTACACGGAGCAAAAGATACAGAAGTAGTTTTTGTTCCTAATAATAGTGGAAGATTTTTAATTAGTTGGGTTCCACCTGAAAACTTACAAAATCGTGTAATAGTAAAAAATGGAATAAAATATCCAGGTAATGAAGATCTTGGTGCTTTTGGTTGTGACAGTTACGATATATCAGGTACTGTAGATAAAAGAGGTTCTAACGGTTCTTTACATGGATTAACCAAGTTTAGTATGCTTGACGTTCCGCCAAATCATTTCTTTTTAGAATATATATCTAGGCCTCAAACAGCCGAGATATTTTTTGAAGATGTGCTTATGGCTTGTGTTTTTTATGGCATGCCAATACTTGCAGAAAATAATAAACCTAGACTTTTATATCATTTTAAACGTAGAGGGTATAGAGGTTATTCGATGAACAGACCAGATAAAATTTATAATAAATTATCGGTTACTGAAAGAGAAATTGGTGGTATACCAAATTCAAGTGAAGATATTAAACAAGCACATGCTGCAGCTATAGAAACATATATAGAAAATTTTGTAGGTTTTAATAACGACAAATATGGCGACATGTACTTTCAAAGAACATTGAATGATTGGAGTAGATTTAACATAAACAATAGAACTAAACACGATGCTTCTATTAGTTCTGGTCTTGCTTTAATGGCTTGTAACAAACATAGATATAGACCAATACCAAAAAGAGAATTAGTGTCATACGATTTAGGTATAAAGCGATATGACAACACAGGTAGTGTTTCTAAAATTATACAATAAATGAAAATAAACTATAACGCTAATAGCGCTTTTCCCAATCAGGTGGTACCTTTGGAGGAAAAATTAAGTTTGGAATATGGTAGACAAGTTGCAAACGCTATACAATCAGAATGGTTTGCTCAAGGTAGAACAAATGGTAATAGATATTTGACTACATTTAACAACTATCATACACGTAGATTATATGCTAGGGGAGAACAACCTGTACAAAAATATAAAGATGAGTTATCAATTAACGGTGACTTAAGCTATTTAAATTTAGATTGGAAACCAGTTCCAATTTTATCTAAGTTTGTAGATATATTAGCTAATGGTATATCTAATAAAGATTATGATATTAAAGCTTATGCACAAGATCCTGAGTCTGTGAAAAAGAGAACAGATTATGCCAGAGGATTAGCTCAAGATATATTTGCTCAAGAGATTATACAAAAAACAAAACAAACTACAGGAGAAGATATATCTAACACTAGCATAGCTCCAGATGATTTACCTAAGACAATAGAAGAAATGGAACTTCATTTACAATTGTCTTATAAACAAGCTGTTGAAATAGCTGAAGAAGAAGCTATAAGTCAAATATT